TGAGCGTTTGTTCCCAAAAAGCGGTTTGTAATTAATACAATTTAAGATTTCTTTCAATTTAATTTGTTCTTCATTCCACTTAAATATCAGAGTACCATTCGGCTTTAAAACTCTCATACATTCATCAAAACCTTTTTTTAGGTATGCTGGCCAATCTTCCGGAAGTACTCCGTATTTTTGTCTTAACCAAGATTTCACTCCGGCATGAATCAAATGTGGAGGGTCAAAAACAACCACTTTGAAGCTGTTATCTTCATACGGCATATTACGAAAATCCATTTTTATGTCAGGCTTAACAAGAATTTTTCTTCCGTCACATAAAGTGGTTTCCAATTCCCGGTTGTCTGCAAATATGACATCCGGATTCTGCCTATCAAACCAAAACATCCGGCTACCACAGCAAGCATCTAATACTCTTTTACTCAAAACGGACACTCCTTTCCATTCCTCAAAATCCATTCCTTACCGCCCTGTGCAACGTCCACATGAGCCATAGGAGCAATCTTTTTGACCTCTGCGACACATTCACTGGGTACTGCATTATCTCGGCTTAAATGGCACAATATGACGTTTTGCAAGCTATCTGTTTTGTTAGCCATCACAAAATCTTTCACAGTTTCCAGTTCCATATGACCACGGTACACATGGGATTTCTTAGCATCGTTGGAATCCTCTGTAATGTACTTTTTCTGATAGTTGCATGAAATAAGGATGTGGTTTACTTCATGGAACCGCCACTTAACAAATTCCGTGTCAGTTACATAAAGCAATTTCCCCATTTCCGGGTGAGTAATCAGGAATCCATAGCAAGGGCATTCTGAACCATCAGCGTTGGTATGTGTCCACTTACCATCCAGTGTCGTAAGATCAAATGCCATTATTTTTCCACCAGTAAACCCTATTTCCATAGGTTCTAAACTCTCATATGGCTTAAATACTGGTATTCCCATGTGTTCAAGGTCTGATACGGATAATGAGTGGTCTTTGTGCGTATGGGTGCATATCGCACCCACAACACACTTAATATTCCAGTTAAGACCACGTTTTATATCCATGATAGGAAGTCCTGCATCCAGTAAAAGCGTTTCACCGTTATCTGCCGTTAGAAGATAGCAGTTACCGGAAGAACCAGAACCTAAACATTTAAGCTTCATTTTGTACCTCGATTTCATCATTGTTCGGAAACTGAAAACAGCCATATATATTAACAGAAGCTCCAACGTATTTTTTGTACTGTTCTCTAAGCATTTCCATAACTTTCTGTACTTTTTCTTTGGAACTGTATTCAGCCATTTTTGTTCCCATTGCTGTCGAAGAGTTGTGGCAATAAATAGCCGCATACTCAACATCTTCATGTTTTCCGACTGCCATGCTCAAAGAACTGATTTCATATGGCATATCAATCGTTCCGTCCTGTGATATAACTCTCATGGAAACCTCCTACTTAAAGCAATCCGGTGTCTCTGCGCTGGCAATGTCCGTCTCTGCGGCCTGCGGTACTTCTTCAAATGTTGCGTCAGGAAACTCGATAGTATTTGCATTTGCCTGTACCTCTTCTGCCACAACTTTTTCCACATCAAGTTTCACATCGGATACATCAGGAAATTCTTCCTGTGCATACAAACCTTGGAATTTATCCGGAAAAGCTTCTCTTAATGCCTGTACAACAGCAACTTTTCTTATCATTGTTGCAGGCTTTTTAGACCATTGACCGTTGATTGTTCCATCTTTTTTTCTTCCAACATATTCATCGAAAGATACTGACTGGTACTCCGGTGTCTCTCTTCCTTTGATAAACACTTTTGCCCAACCTCCTACAATAGATTCGTCCTTAAGGACAAAAGATCCTTCTCTTTCTTCAACGGAACCATCTTTCTTCTGAACAATAATTCCTGCTTTTTTTCCTGCATAATTCGGATTTGCATCGGCTCTTTTTGTAAAAACATCTTTTCCGGTAACAATCGTAGCAGGATCATTGTTTCCAAACTTAATGAGGTATGCTTCTTTCAAAAAAGGATTAAGATGCTGATATCTGCAAAGAGACATAAACATCATTACTTCCTGATCCGATACGTTTCCACCACCGCTTACAAGGTACTTTCTTACCGTTGTTGGGGAAATTTTTACAATTTCCCCATTTGATTCGTATTCCACAATTCCTGTGTTTTCCTGCTTCTTTTCGTCTGCCATGTTTCTACCTACCTTTCTACCTTCTTGATGCCGTCAATTCCTATGATGAATACCTGGGTTGTCTTGGGATTCTGAATAAGCGCAAGAGTACGTTTAGGCATATAATCGTGTTTTTTAATTCTTAAAACCTTGTATTCATCTTCGTTGTTTAAATAAGAACCAATTACAAAATTCTGTTTGTATCCGTCAAGACCACTCCATTTATCGTATAAGCAGTACTGTCTATCGCCATCTGTAACCTTTACGGTATCTCCAACTCGGATTTCGTCTTCCTTCTCCGGCTCTTTCTCCGGTTTGTAGTTTTCAAGGACAACGTACTCTTCGTGCCATAATCCAGTATCTCCGTCAGAGTTTTTGCAAATACATCCTGATGCCGTAACATAAGTTACTTTGAAAATATCTCCGTTTTTATATGAAGGAATAGCAGGTTTCGCATTAACAACTTTGACGTACTCACCAATTATAGCTTTTCTTTTCACCTCACGGACACCATCATCAGGCTTTACATCTTCGCCCATCAGCCGGCTAAAAGCCAACTTAGCACCAGTCCGGAAATCAAATTCATCATCCGGATTGCAGTTTGCTTCTGCTTTCTCGCCAGTGGACTTGTCCAACGCAACTACTTTGTTGTCCTTGCGGTAGATGACAATGGTTTCCGGATTACCTTTTCTTACCAAATCAAAACATTTTTCTTCAACCAAAAATACTTCCCCAACACTGCGTGACCCTTTTATGATTTTTATATCCATCGTATAGTCTCTTAATTCTGTAACAATGGCTTCTCTTACAACAGATGTGGTAGTTATGGTATAATTTTCATCTGCTTTTTTGTTTGGTTTAACCACATCTCCAACATGGAATTTATGTTTCATACTTATTCCTCGCTTTCCGGCTCGTTCATAAACTTGCCAAATTCATCATTTTTCACTTTTACATCAGCCTTGCAAATCTCCTTAATGCTCTTAGGCATTACATTCCATGTGACATCAGTACCGGAAATCTTTCCCTTGAATTTCAATGCTCCACGGTCTGTCAGACCCATGTAAACCCCCGTGTAGCATTTGCCCTCTGCGTTAAAAACCACGGTGTCACCGACATTGATCGTTTCACCGTTGGTTGTCAGAACGGAAATTACTGTCTCTTTCTTAATCTGCATTTACTTTTCCACCCTTATCCTTTCCTCAAATAAGATACTTCCTACTCTTGCACCAAATACAAAGAAAACTTTTTCTATTCCATATGTTTCATTTATAGTGCTTGCAAACGGTTCAGTTTTCATGGCACGTACAATAGCCCGTGAAAGATCATCTGCGGATATCGGCACTTTCTTGTTCAAATCATAATCAGGCATACTACATTTCCCTCACTTTCAACTCTTTGTCATCACTTCTGCGGAACATAATCAACTGGCTGTCAATCTGCGGTATTCTCCAAGTGTCAAGGCTCTCGGTATCGTCAACCATGATAGGCAATTCCACACCGCACCGCTTCTGAAACGCTCTACAAATGTCGATTTCCGTCAAAATCTTTGCACCGTGGTTCATGTTTCTGCTGTAAGGCTCACCCTTGTAGATAAAGTCGCAACATTCCTCGGTATCACCGTTCACAAGCGGCCTGAACATCTTAACGTGGCAGAACTCCAAATACTCGTTCACATCAGATTCCAACAGTTCATTCTTTTTCCGGCTAAACCTTTTCAGCAAATCAAGTTGCGCCTGTACATCTGTAATCTTCTGTGCAATATCTCTTCTCTCCTGTTCCAGCTCTGCGATCCGCTTATCAACACTCTCGTTAATGCTCACGCTGGCCAGTTTCTTGTTTACCTGTTCAATGTCTGCCCTAATTTCTTCCTCTGCGCATTTCAGTTCAATTCTCATGCTTTGCATATCTGCATAGCGATTCATAGCAGCTTCTTTCTCGAAAATCTGTGACTGGATAGACTTGTATTCGTCTGTACCGGACACATCAACCTTTGTAGGAATAGTTTTCAACTGTTCTTCCAGCTTCATAATTTCCGAAGTCTTGGCATTTCTCTCGGTATTCAATCTTTCCAAAATAACATTGGCTTCGGAAATATTCTTATTCAACCGTTCGATTTCCTCTGCAAATTTCGTGCCGTTCTCTTTAATTTTGGTCAGTTCCTCTGCTTTATGTGATTCAAAATCGGCTCTTAGCTGCTCTTTTTTCTCTGCCGGATATTCCTGTCCGCAATAGGAACAAACAAGTGTGGATTCATCAAACTTTCTGCTTTTGGCATTTTCCCAAAGTGTTTTCTGCTCTTCTTTTTTTTCCTTAAAATCCTCAATCTCTTCCTTCTTAGATTTAATAAATCTTACGGCATTATTGATTTCTCCATCCAAAGCGTGTATATCTTCCTTGAAAGCAGAAATGATTTCGTTCAGTTCTTCACGCTTCTTTGCGTTATTTTCATACGCTTCATGCTCCAGGTCACCCAACTTCATTTTCAGTTCAATGATTCCATCAGAAAGCTTGTCGTACTCTGCCATACGCTTCTGATTGTCGTTCTGCTGCTCAATGTTGTCATTCAGCTTTTCCAACAGCGCATTCTTCTGTAATTCCAGTTCCGCAAGGTCAACATCTTCTCTACGCTTGCTAACCTCGTCAATTCTTGTTGGTATATCGTCCAGCTGATCCTGTAATCCCTTAGAGCCATTTCTTCCCATTGTGCCGTATAACTGCGTGCTGCAACGCTTTTTCAGTTCATCAACTGTTCCGTCATGCAGTACAGATTTCAGAGGTGCAAACTCCGGATACATGTCGCAAATATCGTCATTGCTGTGTTTTCCAAACGTTTCAGCCAGTATTGCTCTCTGCTCTGTACCGCCTTTAAGCAACAGTGTCATGGCATTGATGCAAAGAGAAAACTTATCTTTTCCGCATACACTCTCTTCCAAAAATGCTTCAAAATCTGCTGCCTTTTTTGGAATATCATTCACATAGTAATCCGTGACAGTTCCGGTAAACTCGCCTTTCTTATTAAAGTTCTGACGGCATACTTTTTTCATAACCTTGTCTGTACCGTCAATCTCCACGGTAACTTCTGTGGTAATATCTCCGTCAAGGTCGTTACCGTCTTTGTCATGCGGTCTGATTCCGCTAATCTCTTTGCCGTTCTCGTCACGGCAACCAAAAATGTAATGAATTACTCTCTTGATTGTGGACTTTCCAGTTTCATTCTCTCCGGAAATCTCTGTCCGGTCGTATAAATCAGTGTCCACCACGTTAGAACCATAGAACTTGCAGAAATTCTGCAAAAAGATGTGCTTAATCCTCATTTTTCCTATCCTCCCAAAGATATAAATACAGTGAATTAACAAACATATAGATTGAGACCGGCTTGTCTGTCTCATTGATTTTCTTGTACAACTCTGTGGTTGGGTTCATCTTATCTACAACCCACTTGATCGCCCGGTACACACTTTCCTTTGTGGTGCTGTGTTCCTCTCCGATAATACGGTAGATTTCAGAAAGTCTTCTGTTACGGTTCTCAAACATCAGCGTTTCAACCTCGATGATGTACTGGAATCCCGGCAAGTACTGTTTCAGCCCCAGTTCTACCAAGATTTTTCTTATCTTCCTTTCCATTTCCTCATTCCTCCGGATTTCAGTCTTCTGTTACGTGGATTATATTATCTTCACCGATATACAAGATTCCTGCATCTAACAATCCTGCAATCAAAATCTCATTCGCACGGACGATGGGGATAATTTCTTTCTTCAACATGGAAATACTCCTTTCTTACCCATTTTTTCATTCCTGTTTCAAGGTTCACCAGTCGGTAGTAAAATGATGTCTCACGGTCGATTTCCCACTCTTTAGGATTAAAGAAGAATCTTCCGATTACTCCTTTGACTGTAAACCGCTTTTTGGCACTCATACGGTGTCCTCCGCAAGTTTTCCTTGATTCCACCATGAGGAATCACAAACGCTGTTCCTTGAAAAAGAAGTAGCACCATTAGTCCATGCAAATATTTTCCCATCTTCAAATTTTGCAAAGTATCTAGGTTTCCAAGGGTCACTGTCGGAATCTCTTACGTACACTTTTGTGTCCACCGGCACTTTCGACCAATCAACAGGTGGTTCAACATATTCCTGCTCTGACCATTCCTTGAGTTTTTCTCTGCATCCGGGACTACAAAACATGCAATCATCGCAGTCAATTTCATTGCAATCACACAGTCTTCCTTCCTTATCAACAGCTATTTCAATGTCATTTAAAGACATATCAATAATCTGTTCCGCATACTTCTCTCTGTTCGTCATTTTCCGTTCATCCTTTCCAGTTCTGCGCTCCTAGTTAATATCCAGTCTGCGTAGTCACTTAATTCTGTCTTTGTATCTGCGTTCTTCTCTCCGTGGTAAACCATAAGTACAATTCCTACATCACAGTACTTTTCAAATAATTCCGACAAGTAGTCGGCTCCCACATGTATATTACCGTCCACAGAGTAAATATCCGTCACTCCCAAACGTTCCATCCGGTCCGTATGCCATCGGTCTGAAATCTGCATCAATCCTTTGCAACCGCCACTTTCCACATCCGGTCTGCCGGATGATTCTTTCTCAATCATTGCCATGAGCAGTTCCGGGCAGATGCCGTATTCCTCACCGTACTTTACACACGATTCCTGTGCTTCTTCGGAGATAAAACTACCGGATGGCTGTGCCGTGGATGTAAATGTGATGGAGAGTGCTATTATAATAGGAAGAAACAGCTTTATTGTTGTTCTCATATCACTGCTTACCTTTCTGTTAAAATTCTTCCATCTTGGAAAACATACAGACTTTTTACTTTGAAAAATTCTGATTCTTCTAATTCCAAATCATTACAGTATAAATAGTGCGCTCCAATTTTTTCATCGTTTTCTCCAAAAACATCATCTGTATAATACAAAACCATTGAAGAAAATTCTTTTATGTCATTTTCCGTAACTGGTCTGAGAAGAAGCTTTGATTCTTCCTCTTCATTTGCATGGTCAATGATTGCAATGTGTTGTCCATCTAAACAATCATCCATTAAGTAAACAGCAACATTTCGTTCATTGCTTTCAAACCATACAACGACTTCTGCATCGTCAGCGTTGGAATTCACATCCGAAACAGTAAGCCCTACCAAATCCCTTAAATCACTGCCGTGCAAGACTTTGTTCCCATATTTCAATCCTCTATCGTAATGTGCCCTTCTTACTTCTTTATTCACTGAAATATCTCCTTTCATCTAAGCACTTCTCTGCGCTTCTATTTTTCTTCTGATTGCATCAACACCTTTTTGATATACAAGTGTTTTTATAGATATGTGTTCTTCTCCGTTCTTGGTGTATTTCTGCTCTATTACACGGAACCATCCGCAATCAATGTATTTCTGATATGGTACATTCCATCTATCCAGGATTGCATTATCACGAAGAAATTCAAATAGGTTGTTACGTCCTAATCCTTTGATTCCCAGTACCTTCGAAACCTCATTCATGGAAATTGCAGTCTTGCTGTCTGCAACTGCATCAAAAAAATCTGCTTTCGGCTGCATTTGTTCAATGTGCTCTTGTTTCTGTGCAATGATTCTGTCTCTCTCGGCAATCTTGTTCTGCGCTACCATAAGTGCCTTTGCCAAAAGTTCATCGTCAGATAATGTTTCCTGTCCGGCTATGTATCCGCCGTTCTTCCTGATGGAAGGGATCACATCGTCCATGACCCAGGATTCAAACTTCTCCGCCGCAGGCAATTTTGATCTCATAATGAGCCGGTATACATCACCCTCCGGTATAAAGAGGACATCTTGATTGCCACTTTTAGTGGGGATGTTCCATTTTAGAACCCCCTTGCAATGTGTCTGTACAGCCTTATGCGGTATTGCATATCCCAGTGCACTTGCAACGTCACTTCCAGCAAAATACGTCTTATTATTTTTTGTCACCGTCCGAATCTCTCCGAACTCTTCATTGTTAAAAATTTGTAATTCTTCCATGTTTCTCCTTTCTAATTGATAAAATCAGTTGCACTCATGCCTAATGCAGATGCTATTGCAGATATTTTTTCCAACTTAGGTTGATAACCTGATTATCCATCTGTCTCATAATGTTTTTTCCATTCACTAAGAGTAGATGTAAGTACGCCGCTCATTTGTGCAACTTTGTAATCAGTCAACCCTAATTCATCTCTGCGCTTTGCGTATTTTTCGTACATTTTCTCCCTCCTGCTTCTTAACAGATTCCTCTGCCATCTTCTCTGTTTTTCCTAGAATATATCCCTTGTCGAAATCGGACATATTCGGAATGGCTCTCTTTAACTTCTCAACGATTTTTTTCTCTTTTTCACTCATTCAATTCACTTCCTTTTCGTGGTATAATAATAAAAATTTCTTGGAGGTACATATTCATGGAAACATTAAGTACAAATCACTTAGAACTCGCTGTATCAGCTATAACCTTATGTGTTGCGATAGTTTGTCCTGTTTTAGTAACTATCATCAATAGCATACACAGTACTCAAATAAGAAAATTGGAACTAAAATATGATAAACAGCTTTCCTATTATCAAAAGCAGCAATCCGTATTTAATCATTTTTTGGAATTTGCTTCCAAACAATTAGAAACAAATTATCCAAGTGAAAAAATAGAGTACATACGCTCTTACCATGAATTATTTTTATATGTTCCATCCGAATATTGGGATCAATTATCTTCTCTTCATGATTCGTTACTCAACAGGAAAAACGATTCCTCGGAAAAATTGCTTACTGTTACCCAAACATTGGGAAAAATCCTACAAGAATCTGACCGATTATTCCCAAAATTATAGTGTAGACAAGTCCGACAATTCTCCATCCGTGCTCGGATCTACCATGCCAATAACTCATAACGCAAGTCAGTAGAACAAACACTGTAATTGGTATTGCGTCAAGCCAACTATAATGAAGCATTTCCAATATTCTCACCTCTCTTTTCTTGACTTCGTGAGTTTAATATATCACATCGAGAGTTGTAATGCAATACTAAATATTGACTTTGAGAGTTTTTTTTGATATATTTATCACATAAGGAGGTGATATATTTTGAAAGACCGTATTAAAAAAATAAGAAAAGAAAGCGGCTTAACCCAAGTTGATTTCGGAGAAAGAATCGGTGTAAAAGGAAATACCATTACTAATTATGAAAATGGTCTGAGAACTCCTACTGATGCAGTTATTCTTTCTATTTGCAGAGAGTTTGATGTAAACGAAGAATGGCTCCGAAATGGAACTGGTGAAATGTTTGTTCAGAAATCAAAAGACGAACAAATCTCGGAAATGCTCGGAGAAATTCAAAAGTCCGGTGAAGATACATTTAAGCACCGTCTTGTATCCGCACTGGCCAACTTGGACGAAGATGGATGGAACGCTTTGGAAAAGTTGATTGATTCAATCGCAAAAAAGAACGAATAATAAAAAGCCAAGGGCAATGCGCAAGTCCTTGGCTTTTTCCCTTTATTTAAGTAGTTTTTTAACATAGGCATAAATACACTCTAACCAGTGTAAATTATCGCAAGCATTGATTAGCTTTATGATTTCCTCTTTGTAATCTTCTTTCCCCATAGTACACCCCCTAATCTTTCCACACTTGGTAGCGATACACCACATTATAGAACATACGTTCTAAACAATCAATATATATTTGACTCACGTTTTTTATTGTTGTAAAATACCAACAAAAGAGGACGGTGAAAACGCCAATAAACACCGCCCTCGCCAGAACTTGATGTCCCTTGAAACAAGGGATGTTACAAGTGTATCATGTGAAAGGGGGACAATAAACATGATGAAAAAAGACCGAATCAAAGAAATATCGACACATCTATCAGTCAACCGTACTAATTATATGTTAAGTTTTCGTGGTAATCTCCACGAATTTCTTAATGAGCCAGACATGACGGTTTACAAGCTTGCTGATGAAGCTAATTTGCCTTATTCTACACTTAATTCACTACTGTACGGTAATTCTAACGACACAAAGCTATCGACCGCTGTTGCGCTTGCTAGAGCCTTTGGAATAAGTGTAGATGAACTGGTAGGCTGTGGTACTATGGAAGATAAGATGTTAGAATCTGTCAAGATATGCCGCAGTCTGCCGGAACACTCTCTGTACCTTATCCGTTACTTCATACGTCACCAAGATAAAATTTATTCCAGTATTGAAAAATCGCACAAGTATATTTCTGTCCTTAATCCACAACTTATGAATGGAATTATCGCAACCACAAACGCTGTAGAACCTATTTGCATAGACAACTTACCGGAAGATATAAAATCCAAGACTTATATCGGTTTGAAAATTCCCTGTGACTACTATATGCCGTTTTATCTTCCAGGGGAAATTATTCTCCTTTCCGCAGATCGGGAACCACAAGACGGTGAACGATGTATTGTGACCAGTAATGGTGGGATATATATTGTCGTGAAAACCCATATAATTGAAGACGGTGTAAGAAAATGGAGATATGTTCCGCTCATGTCTCCGAACAGTATACTCCCGGAACACATAATTGATGACATGATAGGATATGTGGTTGGTTTCGTCAACAATGACGGTGACTGGGGAATCAGATAAAAATTAAGAGCATGGCTTTTACACCATGCTCTTTTTGATTGATTTATTTTTGCTTCTAATCTCCGCCCATCGGATATCACTACTTCTGTAAATGGCAAGTTAAACCAAGATGCCGATTTGACTTTAGTAAATTGTGTATCGTGGAGTTCCGATAATAGCATTTCCAAAATTGGTAACAGGGTATTTGTCACAATAGGCGTACAAATTACATCTGAGCAGTCTAGCGGATCATTAATCATTACCAATATTGCAAAGACATATTACCCTAAAAATGCGTATGTTAGAGCAAATGCAACAGGTGGTACAAGCGGCAACAATCATAATATTTATATTAATAAATCTAATGGTACGATAATATTAAACCCATCAACGGAACGGTATTATTCTGCCAGTTTCTCATATTTGTCAGATTGAGATTTATTTGAAGAAGCAGCCCAATACCTTGGATTAATTAATTATTTATATGCCACAACAAAATTTAATATAAATGTTGCATCATTGCTAACATTTGCAATTTGATATGCATAAAACTTGCTATTACTTGCAAATCTTACATTAACTGCCCAATCACAATTTGCAAACACCCCAAATACATTTGCATTGTTTGGCAATCCAAAGTCAGACAAGGAGCCTAAAAAGGACTGTTTATTCGCCACTAATAGAGTAACAGATGTTGATATTGATGCAAATTTCAAACCATTTAAATTGCCATTTACATCACTAATTGCCCCCGTGACAGTGCCGTTTCCGATTGATGAAATATCAGTATTGCCTATGAGAGAAATTAATGTCTTGATGTTCTTTATCGCAAGGCTAACCTTGCCGATAATTCCGCTGAGTTTCTCACCTGTGGTCGGCTGTGCAAGGTCGGTTGGCTCGGTGAATGTTACGGTTGTGTTGGAAGTATCACCTGTCTTTTTGAGATAATCAGTCAAGTCAATGTTGGCTAATTTTTGGTCGGTAGTGGTCTTGTCGTAGTAATTCACAAGATTATCAACATCTTTTTTGATATATCCAGCGTCATTCTCTAATTCACTAACCTTTGTAGGTATACCTCCTGTTTGCTGTTTTGCCTGCTCCATATAATACTTTGCGTTATCTGTATCTTCTCCTTCTCTTGTTCCGGTTCCACCTATGGCATAAGATTCAGCCAATACAGATTTTGCATTTGCGGATTGCGCATAAGCAGATGCATTTGCGGATTCTACTCTAATATCTGCTAAATAATTAGGCTGCAGCATATCGTCTGTTACTGATCCTGTTTTTATCGAAAAAGAATAAGTCTTATTCTTTCCAGTACCAGTCACGGATACAGCTATGGTTGCAGAATCTTCAAATGTCAACACCAGAATCATAGAACCAATATCAGCTGTAAACTGTGTTCCATCTTCTGTAGTCATGGTAATGATTCCGTCATCAGACATGGAAAAGCCAACAGGTATTTTTTCAATATTAAGGTCAAAAATAATCTTTTCACCGTTGTATTTTGTAATAGTAATAACACCGGTTGCTTCATCCATAGTCCAATCAGCAATGTTTCCGTTTATTGCAGACTTGTCTACTTTTAAAGCATCCTGTGATATGATACGGTTGTCCAACGCATCAATAGCATAATCCATCTGATTAAGATTGTATGCATCTAAATCCGTGTTCTCACTGGGATAATCTTCCCAATTAATTCTGGTATAAACCTTATTCATTGCCATCTGCGGTTACCTCGTTTTCCTCTTTCATAATCTGCATATCTGATAACTGTTTAGTCTCCGAATATACTTCATACAATACAAGCCTTTTCACCTCGATAGGCAACGGTGTTTGATTTAATACTGTCACAAGGTTGCTTTTTAATTTCTTAATCTCAAAATTTGCTGCCATATCAATTCTCCCTTACATAGATTTCTTTTCCTTGCTCTTCTGCATAAGCATACAGATTTTTGCACAGTTCAGATACCTCATATCCGCTCTGTGCAACCACTGTATCCGACATGTCAATAAGTTGCTTCATAAACTCTTCAAAACCATCGCCATCTTCCGTGCTAAACAATGTTGCATTGATTTCCGTAAACGTGGAAATTCCAATGGTAAAAGCTATATATTGCTGAATTTCTTGCCTTTCTTCCATTACTTCTTTCATTGTTTTTCCAATAATCGTTTGAAGAATAAATATTTTTTTTACCATAATAAATCTCCTACGTCATAAGTGTGACAATTCCAGATGTTGCAGTGAGCAAACCTCCAAGTGATGAAACTCCTGTAATAAAATTAACATTATGTCCAGGATAATCAGCAACATTGGCTGTTTGTGTTACCAAAGATACATCTGATACGGTTCCATTTATATAATTTTTTGTGACACTTAATGTGGCACTTGTCAGTACTGTCTTACTGCCTAATATTTGAGAAGTTGTTGATATGTTTTTTACATATTGTGAATTATATGTTGCTCCATTTCCTACCACTAAAATTCCGCTTACACTTACCATTGAAGCATCAATAGTAAGATATTGTCCCAATCCTTTTATAGATCCTGTGCTTTGCAATAGTTCGTTATAAAATTTAATTTCACCTGATGATACTTCTGTGTAACTTCCGTCTTCCCCTATAGACTTAAAACTACCAGTCATTACTGCGTTTTTAGCTGTTATAGTTCCATCTGCTGATATGCTACAGTTATCTGCTTCCAATACAAAACGGTTTCCAGAAATACTTACCTGTCCACTTTCAACACTTAACTGAGAACTGACATCACCTTTTGATACTTTTAATTTGATTTGGTCTGCCTGCAAAGATATTGCCGCTGCCAATTCTACTTCTGTATCTGTTGCCCTTTTCGCTTCTGCTTCAATTTTTCCTGCATTTTGCGTAATTTTCGTATCCAATCCGCTCTCTACATCCTTGATCTCAGACCGGGTCTCTTCTACATTCCGTTCTAGTTCATTAGTCTTTCCACGGAGTTGAATTATACTTTTGTTAATTCCATTTACCTGTTCACTGTATTTTGGTGCTTTTCCGGTGGCAGATATGGTGTCTATCGGTTGTTGGATTCCTTTGTATGTTCTACTCAACACATAGCTTTCTATGATTTCTTTAGCCGTATATACATTGACTGCTTCTCCAAGGCTCAAACAAGGATTTCCTATTTTTTCACAGTTATAAGGTCTATATTTTACAACTTTAATAACCTCATACAGATTTCTTGCAACCGTTTCCAGTGCATCTGCACCCATTCCATAAACAAGGAAATTATCTTGCAAAATATAACTGTTGTCGTTGTCGGTAATCTCTGTATCTGGGTAAACTGCACCAATATCATTTTCTGATTGCCTTATCTGCACTTTTGTAACTTTTTGGCAGACAAAATCTTCATATTTAACTGATTTGTATTTTCCACCAGTAACCTTTTCTTTTTCAGAACCTTTTCTAGGGTATAATCCTTTCTGTGGATATAATCCTTTTTGTGGATATAATCCGGATATTATTTCTTTAAGGAAAACATATTCAAATTTTCCATCATGGTTAATGTGACCAAAGCATCCATTTATTGAGCAGATTGCTTCCATGACCGTCTGACCAGAAAGTTCGCTTGGTTTGATTGTTTCTGCCATTTCCATGCTGTCATTAGGCAATGTGGTTGCTACTTGCTCAACACCAAAATATGAAAAAAAGCTGTCTCTGAACTGCTTTAAGGTCAGAGGAAATTTCAATCCGTTATACCAGGAAGATACTTCTGATTCTCCAATATCGTATATGGCGTCATATGCCGTCACATTCCTGTAACGCTTATCATCTGTTGGTTTATCGGAAATGACACGGTATTTGCCGAAAATAAACGGTGCGTCAGCATGTCCATTAATCACAGCAGAAACATTTATCTGTTTCCCAATCATGCTTGTGAACACGTTGGAAATTTTGAATTTTAACTGTGATGCATTGCACTGCCCAAATGTAAGGTAATCATCATCACATAGGATTTCTTTTAATTCAAACTGTTCAAAATGGATTTCGCTGTTGGTGATTTTTACAGACTTGTCCTCTGTTTCAATCGTGATTTCCTTTTTGGATGCGCTTTTATCAAACAAATCCGCATAGGTATAGTTACTCATTCGCTACACCTCCGACAAATGAAAACTCTATCTGATTGTATTTAATCTCTCCGTCATAAGTTCCGTAGATTGTAGGCTTTATATCAGCCATATAGCCATATTGTGTGACATATTGACCTAAAAATGGAATGTATGCCGTGATATTGCACCCCTGTTCCGTTGCATCAATAAAGTTGCTTCGTATCCCGGACAGTAACTCTTGCAAATCGTCATCCGTCAGCATTGCAGGCGTGGAAAAATCAACACTTAATGCTTTTAGCTCCACAGCATTTCTATGTACGTATCCATTTGCATCAGTCCACGGGTCTACATCCTGCATATTTACAGCTGGCTGATAACTTTCAGCGGCTATAAATCTTGACTGGTCAATAACGTAATCTCCAATTTTTAAAAGCCATCCTTGATATGCTGACATACGCTCACCGCCTCATTGCATAAAAATAGACAGCACCCATCCAGAGTGCTGTCTGTGTTAAAATACATATACATTCTTGTGTTTTTGGTTAAATTGCTCTTGACCGTATTGTCTTGCGGCAATTCCAATTTGATCGGTTGTTATTCCAAACTCTTTTTCAAGGATTCCTTGCAGTAGCTGATTATTCTGTTTCAGAAGTGCAATTTCCTGTTGTGCCGTAGAGATGACAGCATCTCTGATTCTAGTAATTTCCTCTCCACCTGCAACCGCAGTTTTGCCACCTACAGTTCCTAGCATCTCCGGAACACCGTTCTCTCCCGCCATGAACATTGTGTATCGGCTTGGAACGTAACCACCTTTTTCAAATGTAGGTATTCTTCCGACACTAATGTGTTGTATATTATTCGGAACTGCGTCACCAATTTTAGGTATTAACCTTGCTGCAGACATCAAACCATTAATAAGGTCTATGGCATTGTTTATCATGGTTTCTATTCCACTTATTACAAGGTTCAAAGGAGCTATTGCAACATTAGCTGCTGTTTTAAATGCTGTTCTAAACGCCGTTGGAATGTTTTCAAGCAATTTATTCCATTTTGTTAGTCCAAACTGCTCTGAAATTTTTTTCCACCAACTTGAAAATCCTGTTTGGTTCCACCATGTTGTAAAAGAAGTCCATTTTTCAGAAAGTGATGACTCTATAGTTTGACCCATTCCTTGCCACTTTTCCTTTGTGAACCAAGGAGATACATTTTCATTAAACCAATTTCCAACAAGTGGTGCTATATTGATAAGTGCAGATGACAGACCAAAAGTATCTGACATATCTACTTTTGTATTTTTTATTTTATCAATTAGCCAATCAATTTTATCTCCAAAATCATCAAAAGTGCTATGTTTTGGAAGCAACATTGTTCCTGTCAAGAATCTATACAAATCATTATCTGTTATATCTTTGTATAAATCATCCCACGCAGTTTTTAATGTGGTAAAATCAGTATTTTTTAATGTATCAAAAAAACCGTTTTCACCAAACCACGTAAAATTGTCGTAGTACTCTTCATCTTCTGGGAACAATGCTTTTCCTAAAGATTTTCCGACATTAAATCCGATTTCCCAAGTAATTGCGGATATTGCAATTGTAGGAACTATTCCTATACTTGATCCTAGTACTTTGGCTGATAACTTATCCGATATTTTCCCCCATATGATATCTCCAACACCAGTAAATTTTAAAAGTCCTATTGCTGTGATAATCGTGGTTTCTATCGGTGCAGCATCAAAACTTCCTTTCCACAAGTCGATTGCTGCTGTGATTGCAGTTTCTATGAAATTTCCGGCAGAAGTAAATACAGCAGTCCAGTCAATACCGGCAAGGAACTGTCCTATGTTTTGACCTATTTGGTACCAGTCTACAGATGCAATAGCATCGGACATCCAGTTAAATATCCCTGTGACAATACCGGATAAATCTTGTCCTGCTTCGAAGAAATCACCATTGAATAAATCTTTGAATAACTTTTTCACAGGATCAAGAAGTTTTTCTATCTTATCAGCCCAACCCATAGCCGTGTTCTGCATCTTGTCAAATGCTTCCTGCCATACTTTCTCGTACTCAGCAGTAGCATCCATGATTTCTTTGGTAAGGTCAATTCCTGCTCCACCAGCACCACTTCCGGAACCACTGGATTTTGGTGTGGAAATAATTTTCAATTTATCAAATGCTCTGATTCCGCTTTGAGCATTTTTTGCGCTTGTTCCCACTTTATCCAGTGCATCTGCCGTATCTTCCAAATCCTCATTGTACCCGGATACACCTTGACCGAATGACGAAAAGTCAATCTTGATTCCCAGTAAATTTGCCACACTGACAAGCAGTCTCTTAATCGCAATTACGACACCGTTAATGACAGGAAGTACTTTCTGCAATACCGGAATAAATAACTGACCTAGAACCATGCCAGCTTCTTTCACATTGTTTGTGAACTGGCGAATCATGTTGCTTGGTGAATTGATTGTGTTGGCCAAGTCTCCCCATGACACTTTGGACTGATCTAAGATTGCCAGTAGACGCAACTGCTGTTTCTCTGCCTGTGACATTTCTGAGACAGCTTTTTCAATTCCGTATTTGTAAGCATAAGTCTGTAAAGTGGCATTTGTGATATCAATACCATACTTATACAATGCTCTTGACTGACCGATTAAACCGGACTGTAAATTAGTTGCAACTGTACTGAAATCCACGTTAAACAGAGATGATATATCCCCGGCAAGCATTGTCATGGACTTTGAAATTGCCGTGGTAACTTCTCCGGTCTGCCCTAAAGAATTGGTGATAGATGCAAGCTGTGAAGCGTACTGGGTAATCTCCTGTAAATTTAGTCCCAAATTCTTCATTCCACTTTCAGAAATCAGTCCACCATCTACATCTACTTTCAGACCGGACATTTTGCCAAGAAGTTCATTTACACGGTTTCCAAAACTCTGCGCATAATCCTCTGCATTGTCGTAACCGAATTTTTCAAAGTCCTTTCCCCATTCCTTGCCGACTTTATTGAAAGCAACCGTGTAGTAGTTGAATGCTTCAATATAGTCCGTAGTTCCCTCTATGGATTTCCACAGACTTTTAATTCCACGAATAACAAGGAAATATGTTGCGTAGAATTTTCCGAAAGCCGCTGCAAGGCTAAATGTGCTTTTTGTGGCTCTTTTTGCGCTTGCCGTATAATTGTTCAGATTTCTGCCCAAAGAGTTTGCAGCCCGACCGGATGCCGCACCAGTAGATGCCAGTCCTGCCAGTGCATTTGTCATGCGGATAATGTTCTCGCTTACGTTCGGTGCGGTAGACAAAGTTTCAAACAAGCCTTTAAGGTTTTTAGCCAACAGAGGGATATTTCCTACCGCTCTGCCGGATGCTACACTACCCAGTTTAGAGATAGATGTAACTAAATTTGCTAAATTCGCAGTGTCAAAATTCAGTGCACCGATATTGTTCATCTGCCGGACAAAATTTTGTAATTGTGCTGACAGTGCCGGAAGATTCTGTGTTGCCTGTGTAGAAAACTTGCTTCCCAGTTTACTAATCGCATTTGCAGTATTTAGCAATCCACTAGGGTCAAACGTCATTGTTCCTACACTGTTCATACCTTTTACAAACTCTGCTAACTGGTCTTTCATTGCCAGTAGGTTTGCAGTACCCTGTGTAGCATTTTTACCGCCCAGTTTTGCGATAGCTGCCGCTGTGCTAGTAATTCCAGACACATCAATGCTTTGAATGACAGACATGGAATGTGCCAAATTCTCCATAGCTGAGCCAACACCACGTAATGAAACAGTATCAACTTTGTTAAATTTATTCAGTGCCGTAGCCAAAGATGATAGTTCTTTAGACTTTGCACCTTTAAAACCAGTAGCGGCATCCGATATGTTTTTGATTCCAGTACCGATACTGTACAGTTTACCAGTATCCCACACAACACTCTTCCGGAAACTTTCAAGGCTATTTGCAAGTTTGTTCAGTGCACTACTGGCTTTGTTCGCATCCGCACTTATTTTTATTTGAAGATCATCAATATCAATATCTGCCATACCGCACCGCCTTTACCGCAATAAAAAAAGGAAGTGTCTGTCACTTCCAAGAAAAAGAGCGGTAAGCTGTGACACCTACCGCTCCTAAAATCATTTCTTAAGATATTCTCTCGTAACCGCACCGACTTTTCCATCTACAGTGATTCCAACACTCTTTTGGAATGCCTTTACTGCATTGGAAGTGGCTTTTCCGAAACATCCGTCAATGTTCAGCTTACCTTTTGAATTTACAGACGGCATAAATCCTTTTCTTACAAGTTCATACTGAACCCATTTGACATCATTTCCCTTCATCATTGCCATACACTTGTAATACAGAAGTCTTTCCGGTTCTGTATAAGGGTTGCTATGGCTTGTAGAATCCTTATATACGGCATCTAACTCCTTGTACCATACATTCATGTCCACGTTTCCTACAATGCCGCCTACACGACCTTTAGAAGTATACTGCCAGCCTACCATGTTCGGTACTTGCGGTTGATACTTCACATCACACTTGCCGTTATTCTTGCCATACCGTGCGATCCACATAGGATAACTCACACCGCCATAAGGCTTAATGTATGTCTTGTAAAAACTTTCACCAGTGTATACACCGAACTGCAATCCTGCATCGGTGATGACCTTGCCGTAAGCATTGATAATTGGAATCAGATTCTTACCGAGATTCTTCATCACGGCATCTTCAACATCCATCCAAACCATAGGCTTACGGTTTCCAAGAATAATAAGCACTCTCTCAGCAGCAAATTGTGCCTTTGATACAGTGGTAGCATAGCTGTAGTTATACACGCCTTGCACTTTCATTCCGTATGCTTCACAATTTTTCCAGTTCTCTTCAAACTCCTTGTCCGGGTTCAAATCCTTGCGGATGATTTTCAAAATAGCAAAATCAATACCGTTCTGTTTTACCGCCCACCAGTTAATCGTCCCCTGATATGAGGACACATCAATTCCTGTTAAACTCATGTTTATTTCTCCTTTTTTGGATGTGATAATTCAAAATTAGCCTGCATTGCCATAAGTCCTGCAAGAAATGCCTTTCTTTGTTTTTGCAATTCCTTTTCGTTACTAGCAGTTTCAAGACGCTCCATAATAGGCTTGTCGATATACTTCGATTGTGCTTTTCTGCCGTTTAAGCAATGATCTACAGCAAAGATTAATGCAGATATTCCGTAATTTCCCCAACGTTGCCATGAGTTCCTATCTTCTTCCTCTTTTTTTAGTTTATATCCTTTGTAGCACCACTCTAATTTTTTAGGATTCAGATGTTTGAACTCTTCTATCGAGATCCCCATGGAAAAAGCAAATGGAAAATATTCTTCCCATATTATTTTGTGCCAGTCGATTTCTTCTTGTGATCCTGTGGCATCTTCGTTACCTTGCTGTCCTCTTTCTCCATTTCTTCCTTGGTCTGCGTCATCATTTCCGTCAGACCCGACAGTTCGAAAAAACCGTCTTCTTTCATACAGTCTGTCAGTTCTCCATACAGCTTCACAAAAGAAAGACCGTTTGCTTTCATGTATTCTTTCATTAAAGCATTGGATTCATCCGGTGTAATACCTTCATGGTTTTCGATAAGACCAGCATAAAAAGCCGTTTTGCATACATGAGGAAATTCTGCAAGCATATATCCGCTACCATCTACAATTTCTTCTGGTGTGGGATTCTGTACATTTTTTGCTTTTTTAGCTACATAGCCACCGGAAAGCATAAGAAACATCTTTTGAATCAAATCCTTGCACTCCACAGCACCGAATCCAAACTCTAAAGTATATTCAACATCATTAACTAAAATCTTCTTCATAAAAACATATCCTTTCCCCAACATTTTGTTGGAAAGGAGCCGCCCGAAGACGGCTCTCTTTTGCTAAATCAATGGCTCATCTACCGTTTCATTAAAGTCAGCCACGGCAGTGTTATTTGTTTCTGACTGACTTGCTATTCCCCCGTTGTTAGTTCAACGGTAGCATCCAATCCCTTGTATTCCTCAATGGTAAGATTCATTTCAATCGTCAGAAGTTCATTCTGTCCGATTTCTGGCTGTGGAATCTGTTCAGGCGGCTGTGCAACAACGAAGAAAGATTTCTCTTCTCCGGGAATAACAGTTTCAAACCACATTCTATTTCCACCAGTAAGAGCCTTGTAGGCTGTGATAAGTGCAGTCCATTCAGCCACGGTCTCTGATGTGAAGTTGACTGTGACTGCAAAAGATCCACCAGTATCTGCACGACCTTTTACATATCTGGTGATTGCATCTTCTAACGCAGAAGCATCAATCTGTTCCGGTTCAATGCTGATGCCGCCAATGGCATTGATTCTTGTAAGTTGCTTAAAACTTGTAGGTTTTGTTCCGGCGGTTGTCTCTGTACCATATCCGAAAGTAATGCCTAAAGTAGAAACTCCGGCTGCTGCCATAATTTATACCTCCTTAAATTTGCATAAAAAAATAGAGCCGAATGGCTCTAATAGTTACAATGTATCATCAGCACCTACTGTTCTTCTGAACCGTGCTGTGCTTCTGTATGTTTTCTGCGAAGTATTGCTGAACTCCGGCATGGAAGTTATCTGAAATCGCAAACGTTTAAAAAGCCCGGCAACCGTAGCCATGATAGCTTCGGCTTCTTCCTGACTTTTGTTGGTAATTACATCCACCTGGTATGATGCTGTGATTCCATTGATAGACCGTCCTTCAAGGTCTTGTCCTGTCTCTGTGAACGGCATGGCATGAAAATAAACCGTAGGGAATGTGGGTTCCGACAAATCCTTGCTTTTGTTCGTTACATACGCTTTGGGATGGCTCTGCGGTATCTTCATTTTCAAGTATGATGCAATCTTAACTTTAAAATCTGATACCCATTGATACTCATTAACCGCCATTGCCGAACACCTCCAATGCCGCTTTCACTACATCTTTTTCAAGTTCGATACCTGTCAAATACATAAATGGTCTGCTATCCATGCCCTCACACCAGTACACTTTTCCATCATCACCTTTGTAGAACCAGCCGTATTGACCATTTGTCAACTGAATGATGTTTGAACCACTTCCGTAGTTCCATTGAACACCTTCCGGCAACGGATATGGATATTCCTTTTTCCCACCAAGGCTGCCAAGTGTACCAAATTCCACAAAAACAGCGGATTCATCATCAGCAACGACCGCCCAGATTCCACCGCCTTTTATGTTCCCTATATGCTCTGCATGAATGCTTCGCATTAAATCACCAGTGAAGATAGCATCTAAACTTGTGACCTGTATCCTAGCCACTTCTACGCCTTTTTCTGCCAACTTTTCAGCTAGTAACCTACATTTATAGGTCAAGCTGTTTTCGTAGTCTCTAAGAGCATTAATAGCTTTCTGTATGGACTTGTCACTGAATAGATTTAGTTCAATCGTCTTTCCCATATCACTTTACCGTCTTTTGAAGCAAAAACAAATCAACGGTAAGTCCTTCATCAGCTACACCTTTTACAACGTAGTCCGCTGTCTTATCGTCAACCAGTCCATCACTGTCTCGACCCACATCAGATTTCTTCCAAACAATGTCTCCTGCCTTAATCGGCAAATATCCCTTATCTGTTACAATCTGACAATAGGAACTGGAATCATCAATGCCAAATTCCTTTACCAGTACTTCCGAAAGTTTGTTGCTGATATTTGCAGAAAAAAGAACAGGGTCAGAAAATCCGATAGCTTCTCTCAAAACTACTGGAATCTTTTCACCGTCAACCTCAATGTACTTGATGTTTCCATTTTCGTCACGGTCGTAGATTGTGACTTTCTCACCCTGTTTGGAATACTTCATTTTTTGCTTATTTGCTTCAAGCATCTTTCTTTACCTGTTTGTAAATCTGATTTACCCCGGTGCTTGCCAGCCCGGAAACAATACCGACCGCAATAGCATTCAGAACATCATTTGCTGGAAAGTCGGGAATCACATACATTCCTACTACTCCGAGAATGCCACCGACAATGCCGACAACAACCGGAATGTAATTATCTTTAATAACCGGAATAAGCTTCGCTCCAATACCGGCAAGATAGCAGATAACCACGATTGCAACGCAAGTTCCTACTTGTGAAAAATCCATTATTCCTTACCTCCATTCTTTAATCTTATTTCTTTGATTTCCTCGTACATTTTGGTAGCCATTCCATTTCCACCAAGCGCATGATACGCATTGTACATCTCTACAAAATTCTCATACGCATAGCTTGGAATTTCTCCCAACTTCATGTACTTATCGTGATACTCAATAAGTTGCACACGCAAAAGAAGCATTGTTCCCTTGCTGTTTGCATCTCTGTCCTTCTTTTGTTGTTTAAGGAGCCAGACAATATATCCTAATAAAATAGGCAATACAATAGTGTATGTCTGTAATAAAAAATCTTTCATTTCATATCTCCTGTTACTTATTGTTGGCACACCGCCCACCACCCTTAAAGTGTGCCGCCTGCAACCTTATTACTGGAATCAGTAACATGGTCACGCACAATCTTCTAAACCCCTTGATTTCGATGGGGTTATAAAACTTTTGCAAATGGAAATACACCAACAAACAGACTGTCACGGTCTCTCCATGTTCTCGACACACCGTTTTCAGAGTAGTTTGCCATGAAGTTCTCTCCAGCCTGTGAACGGTCATACACAGCCACATTCACAATCACGCTCTCAAACCGCTTCAAGTCCTCTGCAATCTTTTCTTCCGTGTAGCTGTCCGGGTACATTCTCTTTGCCACAATGTCAGCTTTCGCTTGACTAATAAGTTGCTCAATCAGAGGGTTATCTTCAAGGTCATCAAACACAACCTTGGAAGTTTTTTCATCAATATGAAATTGTTTTAATCTGATTTTTACTTGCTCCAAAGTTGTGTAATCTGCCATGATTTACCTCTATAATTTAAACTTTTCAATCAGAATCTTTTTCAATTCCTCGCCGCTGATTTCTTCCGCACCGGCAACACCGTGTTCTGTGGCTAACTTCTGCAGGTCTGCCGTAGACATACGGTTGATTTTAGTCTTGGTGTATGCGGTTTCCTCCGGGATTTCTTCTTTTAATTCGGTGGAGGTTTCCTCCGGGATTTCTTCTCCCGGAAAAAACCACTTGCCACTGATTTTGGTAATATGTCCTGCAATCATATCAGACCTCCTACGCAACTTTCATTACTACCACACTGTCCATTCCCTCAAACGTAGGCAGACCAATCATGGATACTACGCAATGAGTATTGATAGGATGATTAGTAGCGTATGTGTACACGGAAATACCAGTCTCAACAATAGACAGGTTTCCATCAGTAATACTTCCGCTTCTCTCTTCCGGAGTTCTGCCAAAGACATAATCACCAAGATATACACCAGCGCATAGAGCGGATACAACACCAGTAGGCACAAAATACTTTGTCTGTCCGTCTGCAGGATCAATGTACAACTTGTCATACACCTCGATCTCAATTCCGTATCCACGAAGATACTCTGTAACCTGAGACTGTTGTAAACGGATTCCACCATTGTAAGCAGTGATTCCGAGAACCTGCTTCTTGGTGTCCTCTGCTTTCAGAACCATTTCCCACGTCTCGGTGTTCATGGTAAATCTTGTCAGGGAATAACCAGTCTTCTTCGCAAAGTTTCTTCTAGTCTCAATCAGATCATCCAGTGGAGTTGCGGTTGCCGGAACGTTCCACTTATCACTTTCTCCGGAGATTTCTACGAAATGGTCTTTCTTATGTTCAACACCTTCGTCAGTGGTGTAATCAACATAAAAACTTTTTCCACCAATAGTAACTTGTACACGGGGAATACCGTCAGCGGGTGCTAACAGCTGCCAAATCTGTCTCTCAGGTACAACCCTTGCTCCTTCAATCAGCATCATGGGCTTTTTGCTGATTTCTCTTAACACATTGTTTGCCAAAGATGCATTTTCGGAGCTTTGGTAATTTGCATATTCCTGTTCTTCTTTTTCAGTTACCATGTAGGATTCACGGTAAAAAGGCATTTCGTTTTGAATGTCAGAGAATCCACCAACATCTCTTAACTCTGCCTGTGCATCAAAATTAGATGCTTTCAGAGAAACAGGAAGACCGCTCTTCCCCTTAATAAATCTAAGGTCGAGACTGTCCTGCTTTCTTGTGCCAAATTTCTGTCTGCCAAGGTAAGGCGCAGAACCTAAAGTTTTTTCATAGTTATTCCACATTACACCGAGACTTCTCGCTGTAAATGCTTCGCTTAATGGTAATGCCATAGTTAATACCTCCTTGAATTGTTGTTAATTACACTGCGGAAATTTGTGGTGCACCGTAAAAAGTGACTCTCGGTGTAGCTTTTCTAGCTTCATCAGAGATTGTCAAACTCTTTACTTTTTCCCAATCAATAGTTCCCTGGTATACATAGGTTCCGGGTGCATCTCCCATAGTTACATCCACATCTTCAAGCAGATAACCTACGCACTTTGCATCATTAGACGGATATGGTGTACCAGCAGGCACAACTTTTCTTCCGTCAGTTCCTGCACTCACACCGCTCTGTTCTACGATGCAAGCTGCTCCCTCATAAGGGAAAAACTTCAAAATACCTTTACTTTGTGTAAAGTCTCTGGTAATAGGCTTACCCATAATTTTTTACCTCCTATAAAACATAATGGTTTTTTGCTTCTTCGCTTGCAGATGCATTTCCGAATGTGATTTTTTCCGCATTCTCAACATCCGCAGTTTTGCTTTCAGAACCACCAGCACTTCCACCACCAGGATTAGTAGATCCATTTGCAATCTCCTGTTCCTTAGCCTGTGCCGCAGCAGTCTCTTTATCAGAGATAATTTTTCCGAGTACTTCGTAGTCAAAACTGCCGTCATCCTTGATAACCTGTGATGCCTGTTCAGCAGAAATGTTAAACTTGGATGCCGCATTGCTTCTCTGTGCCGCAATAGCCTGTGTCTTTTCAAGTTCTGCGATTTTTGCATTTGCAGTTTCCAAAGCTTTATTAGCTTTTTCAATTTCAGAAAGATTTCCGGCTTCAAGTTCATCAAGCTTTTTCTGTAACTCATCTGCACTATCAGCCTTAGCCTTGTATTGTCCTGCCTTTGTTTTTTCTCTTGCAACTTCCGAATTGTTCTGATTCAAAAGATTTGTAATCTGTTCGTCCGTAGCTTCGGGAAAAAGTTTTAATACGTCTTCTCGTGTCATAAATTACCTCCGTTAAACTCACGCTTTTGTTACCGCAGGTCGCTCCTGCTGAGTCTCTGCTATTTACCGCATAGCTGCAAATTTTATAAAATAAAAACAGCTACCTATTTCTAGGCAACTGTCTTATTTTGCATTTGTTTTACGATTTCCTGTGCTTTTGCCATCTGCTCTTCCATGTTGATAATGTCAGCAGTTTTCCACAGAGCATCAAGGTAAGGCTTGGAAAGGTTGAAAGTTTTTTCACAATCTCCCCAAAGTCCAACCGTTTTAATTGCAATAAGCGGATGAATACCACACTGCAGAAGTTGCAGTAATGTCTGCGACTTGGTATACATATTATCTTGTGGACTGTGGTTGATCTGCACATCAAAATCTCTAAGAGTGATTTTTAGATCCTCTTTTTTAATGCGGATAACATTCAACGCAACCTTGGCCAGTCTCTTCTCTGCTGTCTTAACAACCGGATCCTTAAGCCTTGCTCTTGATTTTGAAAAATCCCATCCGTTTCTCAGCTCAACCGCACCCTGCGTATCACCGCCAGTGTTTCCTTGTTTGTTTGGTATTCCCAAAATTGAAAGTGCGCTGTCTGTTAAATCGTCTTTAGATACCTGTGTCTGCGTTTGGTCAAGTTCCTGCGACATTACATCAACATCAGCCTTGTTATCCTTGTTATTGGACTTTACAACCAATGCATGGCTCATTTTCATTTTTTCAAACTGCTCTTCGTCAATATCGCAGTTTACAAATTTGATCCATGCCTGTATAAACTGCTCTATGCCGTCCATTCTGTTTGACTGTGTATTATTGATTGCATCCAACAGATCTATAACAAGTTCAATATCAGACAATCGCTCATGGTTGTTCGGAAATTCCACAATAGGAATGCCTCCAAAACCATGTAACTTCCATGAATCAGCAATAACGGAACTGTTTTTTATTTTGCATTCATTCGTTTCTGTGTAGCAAAGTTTATACCATTCTCCGTTTTCATCCTTTAATTCTTGGACTGCTAAAATCGGTTCTTCAGAACTACGGTTGTAAATGACGAATGTATTTAGTGGATTAGGTGCAACCACACGGATAGGAACATCTCCATTCACAATCTGAATTGCTTTAAATGATGTTCCGGTTGCCGACTGCCATTCACCAGCTTTTATGTCTTTCTCATGCTTATTTGCATCAGCTAAGTAATCGTTAAGTTCATCTACTGCCTTATTTACAGCTTCATCATCTTTTCTGCTGACAAACTGAATAGGCTCGCCGTAAGTCTGACCAACCTTGAACTGTACCCACTCATAAGCATGATTCTCAACGATTTTGTTCGTTATATCCTCATTTGACAGCTTTGTTCTGTATAGTACCGGTTGATCTCCTTTGTAGTACTCCCACAAGTACTTGATAACTGACTTATTGTAATTAAAAACACCGATGCAATCACAAATAACCTTTACAATGTTGTCTTTGGTTATCTGCTCCACGTCCGTATATGCAATTTTTCTACCGTGACAACCCTTTACAAGGTCTTGAAATTTCATAGTGTTCATATTTTTACCTACATAAATGTCATTCCGCTGCTCTGATCTCTTTTTGGAAGTTTCTTGATCTCACGTTCTCCGGTCTCTGTATGGTAAACAACCATCTTATCGCAATTCCGGCACTTATATGTCTTGTCGATGTGTGATTTTGAACTGCATTCACCGACCAACCGTCCGCATCCCGGACAGTACACTCTAATTTTTTGATTAAAAATCATAAATACCTCTTTTCTGCGCACAAAAATACCGCCCACATAACGTAGACGGTATTCCCGGCTGTTTGCCTTTTAGGAGGATTAGAAAGCATCTTAAATATTTTCGTCAGTTTAACATTACCATTTTTTATATATGACATTCAATGACATTGTTCATTCAAATACCCTTCTCCGTATTTCTTTTCAAACTGTTTCAATGCAGTTCCGTGAAGTCTGACAACCTGTCTCCATGAATATTTCATTTCTGTTGCAATCACTTCAAAAGTTTTCTTTTCGATGTACCTTGCGAACAGAATATTGTATGTGTTTTCATCTTCCATGCTGTCTATCTGCTGTATAATTTTCTCTTTTTTATCGACAAGTTCGTCCACCATGCCATCTATTTTCCGTTCCATTTCGTCAATTTTGGCATATTTTGTTCCTATTTTGTCAAAATTCGGTGTAGTCTGTACCCTTTCACCGCTTTGCGGAGCAGATATGCTTACCGCCATATCTTTGAGTTGTGCAATTTCCGTGAGTTTATTATTTATCATTCGATTAAGGCGGCTTATCTGCCCTAAATATTCTTTTGTTGTCATCTAATACCTCCTACCCATTGAAAAAGGATTGCTGATTGCTTCTGCTCTTGCCACTCTGTTACCGTTTGTGATTCTTAAAGCAAAGTTAGAAAATACATCCGGGACATCATCTAACTGTTTTTTTCCTGAAACAGAATACCTTTTCAGTAACGACATCATTACACCGTATGATTCGTTAGGCTTATACAATGACGGATCCTTGAAAATAACGTGTTGCAATATCCAGTTAGAGCACTGAAAAATTCTAGCTTCCTTGTTTGTCTCTGTTGGAGTATCAGTAATATTGCATATCCAGCCTTTACTTTCTACACGTTTATTTACTTCCATTGCAACACGGTCACCACCAGCATTACGTTCAAATTCGCACTCTTGCACTTTATTATTAACGAGTACATTTGCCGCATTTTCATACTGCATTTCATAATCTGCTGTATTGTTACACACACAATCAACGCAGTAATAATCTTCTCCGTACTTTTGTAATACCGGAAGAACAAAAAAGTCTGTTCCTTTTCCCTTGGTATCGCATTGCCCTGTAATAATTTCCGGTTCCCCATGTGGCAGATTAAGATAACGTCTGATTTTTTCTTCCGGGAATAACAATCCCTCACGTTCAATAGGCTCCTGTTTGTAAAGACACCTATAAGAGATTTCATCCATGAGTAATTGTTGATCTTCAAAAAAAGCAACCGTAAATCCGGAAAATTCGTAGTCAAAATTGCTTAATCCTGTCTTGGGGTCTATATCAGGTACTGAAATAACCTTTACTCTCGGATTACCTTCATACATATTTTGGATCCGACCTATTACATCATTTACGCTCCACCTAGTAGCAATATGAATCTCTTTACAGTTCTTTCCATCCGTGTCCTGTGTTTTTCTCTGTCTTGCGTCTACAGCATATTTGTCCCACAGTTTATCCAAAATTATAGGATTCATAGCTTCTTCGATGCCACCGATCATGTCATCTACGAACAAAAACTTTGATGCACGTACTTTACCAGCATTTTTACTTCCTACGGATGTGCACTGAACGGATGGAAATGGTTTATATTTGCCGATGTTAAACTGTTCCATTTTTGCATTAGTACTGGTAACTGAAAGATTTGGGAAAATTTCATTCCAAGTGTACTCGTCAGAATTTGTGCAAATATCGTACACACCGTCATAGTACATACGTGTAATATCTCCACTGTGGGAGTAAAAAAGGTTGAAATCTCTCGGAAACCATCCTGCTACCAATGCATTCAGCATTTTTTCGACCGTAGTTTTTCCGGCACCAGGGATAAGTGACACGCAGAGAATGTCGTATTTATCATCAATCATGCCTTGAATGGCATCCATTAGACCGATTTTAAGAAATTGCTTTCTACGTGGCATGTAGAACCGCTCTCTAGGTTCTCTTTTCTTTTCCAAGTATCGGTATGCACTGTCCACAACCTTATTTTGTGCTTCTAGTAAAAGAACATCGTATAATTTATCTGTCAGAGAATAGTGCGTCTTGTTTGCAAAGGAATACTTTTCCAAATCCCATATGGTTCCTCCGGTTCTTTCCATACAGAAACGCTCTACAATGCCTTTAGAACGGTTTGTTATCTGTAAGCCATAAGTTATATCTTTTTCACCGTTTATAGCCACTCTGCAGGCTTCTATGTACGCATCAATGACCTGTTCATCAATCCCATGTTGCTCTATGTACTTGTCGTAATTGTTTACTGCCGTGATAAGGCTTTTACTTGCCAAAATAAAAGAGCCTCCTTCCCTCACAATTTTGGAAATTCGGCTCTCTGCGTAGGCACTCTACGACTGGTGCTCTTGGAAATATTCTATTTGCTATGCTAAACAGTCCAAAACACAACATAACACATATGGTTTGTGTCAAATGTTATACTGATAATTTGTTCTGCACTCTTTAATTCTTCCCAATTCTGGTCGTTTTGCAGAATGGCTTGATTTATATCATTAAGGTTTTTGCAATATTGCCATTTCACCAACTTTACTTGATTCACAAATTATTTCACCCCGATTCTATTGATTTTCCCACACTTCGGACATTTGATTTCAGCCTGTCCTTTGAATTTGCCTAAAAGGCGGTTGCAACACTGGCAACGATGTTCCACCAACGTCGTTTTGAAAATTTGCTCGTACATATCATATTTTTCGGGTTCATATATTACTGCTGGAATATCTTTATAGCTGCCAATGATATTTGGATTGTGTTCTCTGATTAGTAGTGCATCACGTTCTATGTTCTCAATTACTGCTGTCATGCTCATTTTTCATCCACCTTTCAAACTCTTTCCGGCACTTAGGGCATAAGTCAATTTCTGCTTCTTCTGTGTACAAAATAATTCCAAAATTGTCAAGCAAACTATCAATATGGTAACCTTTTTGGATTTTTGACTTAATTTTCGCTTTCCCTTTTCTGATAAGTGTATTCTTTATTTCTACTCCGCACCTATCGCAAGTGTGCCATTCTTTGATATGTTTCATTAGTTACCCCTCTTTGTATGGATTGAAGAAGTCCTCATCTTTTCCAATTCCAAGATGCTTTTTCAATGCAAAATTTGTTATCCTTTCCAGATTAAACGAATTACTGACAATATAATTTGCAAGTTCTCCATCTTTCCATCCGTCCGTACTTGTCATATAATCATAAATCTGCTTATATTCTCCGGTCAGCTTATCAAATTCAAACCAGCCTAAGTCAAGCGTCACTCCATAATTATAAAATCCCTTGTCAGACCACTTGCTGACATAATACATTAACTGCTTGTACGAAAATCCAAGCCTTTCAAAAATATTACCAATAGTTCTTATGCTCAATTCCCGATCGCTAGAATGTAATTTTCTTTTCTGCTCATTCACACAAGCTCTGAAAAATATTTCTTCTAATGGCTTCATTCCTACACCAACTTTCTACCACACATCGGGCAAAATGCAATATCAAAGTAGCCTGCTGCCTTACATCCTTTATAAATCACGATACCTGGCACTTTATCGCAGGTATTCTTCATAATCTGTGCACATGTCAAATTTGTTTCATTTGCGCATTTATGAATTTTTATGTCAGCTCCGCAGATTGTATTTTCATCATGCCACTTTTCACAAAATTTACACATTTTCAAATCCTTGCTTCATAATCCTTCTGCTTTCTTCCATCACTTTACAGTTTCTTGCGAAATCTCTTTCAATAAAATTTTGCGGTATCCTTCCAAATTTTTCCAAAGCGTATTTTTCTACTGCTTCTCTTGAAACATCTATGCCAAAATTTTGTAATGCTTCTGTTTGCTGTTGATAGTCTTTCGATCCATTCATCCTCATATTCTCCGTAACCCATGCAGACGGAATCGAACCGCCGACACACATCCTATGCGGATGCCGCTCTTCCACTGAAGCTATGCATGGGAATTGCACAGTAAAACCTTTTATGGCTTGCGCTTGCCATAACCAAATGTTCACCGCCTACTTGTCACTGACTATCCACAATCTCACAGTCTTGTCTGTTCTCTACTTCATAGGCTTGGTTTTCGCTAAACATATGTGGCTTACGTTTTAGCTAGGGAATAGTTGCCGTTGGAGTTGAACCAACCCGACCCAAACAAGGTACGACTGCTTTTGAATCTGCAAATTCTACTCGCAGAAGTGTTTTTCGTTAACCGATAATGAGCAACTACTATCCATACATCTCCCATCGACCTGAACTATTGCAGTAGTACCAGACTAAGTGGAGATAAAGATAAACACGCCCGGAAAGCATCGAACTTTCGTTAGAGGTTTTGGAGACCTCTTTCTGACCAACAGACAGACGTATATAAAGTTTTCACGATTTTTTGAAACTTGAAACGGTCAAACTTTTTCATTGCTTTCCAAAACAAGAGGATTTGTCATTATCTCAACAAAGCTACTTTCTAGAATTTTCACTTCTCAATAATGACTGCTGGTCGAATCCTTCATCGACGCACGCCGTACACAGGATTTGAACCTGCAAGTCCTTTCAGACCAACGGTTTTCAAGACCGCTCCCTCACCACCCGGACATACGGCAAATATAGCAGTGTAGTGGAACTGCTATATCCGAAATTGCTTTTGCCACTACTTTGTACAATCTCATGCGGACTTTCTATACCGCTTACGGCAAACCTTTTCCCAGGTTGATTGTCGTAAGTTTAGCGCAGATACAAGGACTTGAACCTTGACAGCATTTCTGCTGGATAACTTAGCAAGCTACTGTGATACCATTACACCATATCTGCATAATGCAAGCATATTTCCCGGGTTCTACTCCGCACTAAAATGTCGCAGAGCAATATGCAAGCATTGAATTTCAGCCAAAACATAGAACACCTGTTAACAGACAGCATAATTTGACCGAATAATTGCAGAAACAGATATTATGCAGCAGTTAGTCAACACCTGCGAACAGGGACAAGCGTTATGATTTTCTGCTGTTTATCGGTAGGGTGTCTCCCGGCTGTTTACCTGACTTGTACATTTACGAAACACCTTGTGCCGCCACCGTATCTCACGCTGTGTTTTATTTCTGCAAGTTGGGATGATGGGACTTGAACCCACAGCCTATGCCTTAGAAGGACACTGCTCTCTCCATTTGAGCTACATCCCAATGTGCGTTTCCATAAGCTGTATGCCTACATTTAAGACGCTGACACAGCGCAACACTTATGGCTATTTTTATTTTCGCAGGACATCCGCCAGTTACCTGCTAGTCGGTTGCGATCCGACATCGTGGGGAAAGAAGGAGTCGAACCTTCGGTGTTTCTAATGTCACGGTTTTACAGACCGCTGCAATCGCCACTATGCATATTTCCCCAAAACCTGTGCCGTATAACCACAGCCTAACTTCTGGCACACCTATCTGCTACCTACCGATTATTGCAATCACGGTATCGTCTTATAGACGCAGATAAAGTTTTCACCGCTATATGGTTGCAAAGCTTCAAGCGGTTACGTGGAAAACCCTCACGAGCCTTGCGACGGCTCTTAACAGCATTCCGCTATGAGGTGAAAGGAGTGTCTCCAATGGAAAAGTATGGAAGACAATTCGCAGATGGCAAAGACCGAAAGAAGAAAACATCTGCGAAACAGGACTACCAGGATTCGGACCTGGGAATGCAGCAGTCAAAGTGCTGTGCCTTACCGCTTGGCGATAGTCCTAAACTCCGGGAGAGAGACCATCTGCTCCCGGATTATTTTCGTGATCCACTCTATTCAAAATTTTCACGCCTGTGTACGGTACTTTGAAAAACTTGGTGTTGTCGAACGCATTATTCCATTTTTCGTTTCCCATACACAGGCTACATACACTCTTGATGCCTTGATTTCTCTGCCACATATCCAATGCCAACACAACACCGGATATTCGGCAATAACAATGGCTTTATGAATTTAACCCATTCAACGATGTGATATGGGATAATTCGCATAATCTCCGGCAACCACATATTATACCCACATAAAAGTTATTCCAAATGCAATGAACATTGCAAGTGCAAAGAGAATTACTCCGTCTGATGCCGTTTTCTGTTTTGGAGCATAACACAAAGCAGATATTGCTAAAACTGTCAAAACCAATGTTGTCATTATCTTTAAAATCATGAATCCGATCATGTAAGTTCTACCTCCCACACAAAGTAATTTGCAATCATAAATATCAGTCCGAACGCAATGCACATCACTCTTGAAATTGTATCTGCACTAGAATCCCGTACAATCTGAAAACAAATTCCGCAAATAGTAAGTAATGCTGTTGAAGAACATACTTTTAAGAATTTCCTGATTATGTTTTTCATTTTTTCTTCGTCCTCCCTTCAATTTCATCGATCATTGCCATTACCAGTGCTTTAGCAAACTGGCTATTGTTGTGCATTTTAATCAGCAGATTGCCTTGCCGAATAAGATACGACCAGTCATCATCCGTTTTCGGATTAGCGCACTCTTTATGAATTTTCCAAACTTCTGTGTAGATCTCTTTAATCTCCGGCGGCAATTCGCATTTCTCCTTAACTGGCAAATCTTCTTTAGGCTCTTTATCAAGCCTGCTCTTTTGGTGCTTCATCTGGCAACTAACCATTTCCGTAACATTCTCACGGTCTCTCTTGATTCCGTGACCTTGCAGAAACAATTCGCATTGCAGGACTTCACCACATTTTGAGCATTCGTCTTTAATCTCTTTTCCGTAGATTTGCATACGCTTAATCTCTACCAATGATTACTGCTCTTAAAAATACTCCGATGATGAACAGGATATATACCCATGCAGGAGCCTGTAATTGAAACAGTATCCATGCTAAAACTATGTAAATGAAAATCATGTGGTACACCTCCTAAGGGTCTTTTTGTTTTTGAGGAAATTTTTAAAATCAACCACAGGCGAAGAACTTTTCTTCTTTTCCGTCTTCATAAACAACCCTTGCTACAAATTCCTGCGAGTGATCCATTTTCAAACATTTTGGTGTGTTTAACATATCTATCCGGTTCTTAAGAACCTTTATGCGATTATCTTTCAGGTATTTCTTATAGAACCACATATCAGTTAGCTTGCTTCCCTGAGTAAGTTGCAACTGTTTCTCACATTCTTTTCTGCCTATCTTGCCTTTCTTATATTCGTCTAGGATTTTCAGATAGCCCGGAACAGGCGGCTTTCTAGGTCTGCCAGTGTTTTCAGGTTTCTTTATGTCTCTGATGTTCCTAGAACCATGTGCAATTTGATGGCAAACATGGCAAAGAGGTACAATGTTACCTATATTGTTTGTTCCTCCCAATGCTAAAGGCACTATGTGGTGATACTCTACATCTAAATTACTTCCACAGTTACAGCAAACTGTTCCAAGTTTATCTTTTAGTTCATCTTTGAAAGATGGTCTGTTAAATTGCAATTTGTTTTGTGTGTAAGATAACTCCATGTTTAGTATCACCTCCTGTCTAAGCCTTTTTATTTTTTTGGTAGTTTATGGGACTAAGTAGGGGGCATGGGCGAAATTCTTATAGACCCCCTCCCCATAGTGTTTCATGCTGTTTTAACTATGCGTTAAACACGTCTTTATGGAATAGTTTATTGTCACATCCTTAACTATCCAGTATTTTCGCACGTTTCAGCTGTTGTTGCTACTCATTCGCATCTACGTTGCTATCGTCATACACTCCGGAATCGGTCAACATTGATATATTTTGTCCATTTACAGTGCCTAACTGTGGCAGATCCGAAGCAGTTAAGGCCTGTTTGTTGTTTTGCTGCTCTCTCGATACTCCCGGAAGGTTCCACCCGTAATGGCGGTTAAGTATTGCCAGGATCCCCACAGGGTTGCGCTTTGCTGTGGCTAACTTTGCACTTAAAGACTCTTCACGAAAATCCGATATCTTTTTGCCGATGTCAGAACACGATGGACTTAATTTAGTCCCCTCGTCCCTCCAAGTAGCTATTGTATATCTGTCTATACCTGTTAATAAACTAAACCCTATTGCAGATACCTCTTTGTCATACATCATACACATATATATATAATAATCACATATACGATTAACCAAATCATAGTTATAAGCGTTATAGTTACTAACTCCGCCTGTAAATGATCCAGTAGTATTTACAAGGGCTTTAGACTTAAGACAATCAGGCTCATTAAATGCATGGCGTTTGATATACATAAGGGCAGCATTCCAAACGCTTTGAGACTCTTGTCTAATATCCTTGATTTTCTGATCTCTGCAGAACTGGGAAAGGTATAATTCCATATCGTTCTCATATACCTGGGATGTTTCTGTATTTTCGACTTTTTCCATGTTCTGCACCTCCTAAAAATCTGCAATAAAAAATCACTAAGAATCACTCAATAAACCTATGTCTTTTGATCTCCTCCACAGATCAGGTAAAAACATAAATTTACAAAAGTGATCAGCTAGTGACGTCTTGTCGTTTCCGGTCTGTCGGCTCCGGTGGTCTTGGTTACAATCTGGGCGGCTGCATATCCAGAGGGGGGTGGATTTGTACCGCTGTCACTCGCACCGTATTAGCGTCGGCTCCCTAACTGGTTTTATCATACCATAAGTGCTATTTATAAATCCACAACAACCTTTTACGCATTTGACAATTTGTTGCTGTGGTGGTCTGCTGCTGATACTGAGCATATAAAATTCATGCGATTAAAAAATATCATCCGTGTAAATTTGATAAATGGGATTTTTTAACAGACAGACAGGTAATTTTTGCAGATGGGTGTATGGTGGTAGCTGGTCAGCTCTAGTATTTATATATACTTGGCATATCATTGTCTTTCTGCTCTTATTTATTTTTATTTTATCTACCTTTATTTTATCTAATCTCCTTTTATTTAATCTGCGTCTACAAAATGTCTACAATTTGTCTACAAAATTTAGCACATTAAAACAACGCAGTGAAAATAGATCAAGAAAAGCAGGCTGTTACACCTGCTTATAGATTACGATATTTTGATTTTAATACGTTTATAAAATCATCTGTTAATAGTCCGGATTCTTTTGCCTTCTGCGCTTCATCCCTTGCTGATTTTGCGACATTTATATTTGATGTGGTCACAATCTTGATTTGCCTGTGATTAACAGATACGCAAGCAATCCATTTATTTTTTACAGTGTCCCAATTAACGCCAGGGACGCCACTATTTTTATGTATTCCGGTTGCTTGCTTTTTATCGCTATATATTTTTTTCGATTTTTTGACTTTTACTTGATTGTTTTTATTCCAGTTTAAAGATTGCTGATTGTCAATTATTTTTAGATGCTTTTTTGCACATTGCTCACAAAATCTTTGCAAACCGCCGCATTTAATTATATCGCATCCACAAGACTCGCACTGTATAATAGACCCAAGCGGAGTTGTAGACCCGTGCTTGATGCGCTCTTTATATCTTTTGCTTTGCTCTTTTTTTCGTTCCTGTCTGCATTCAGGACAGTAAAACGCCCTCGGGCCACCTAAAAAGTTGGTTCCGCACGTTCTGCAAATCCTCGGTAGTACATTATCTTTCATCTTTTTTACTCCAATGCAAAAAAGCGGAGCCTTTGCGCTCCGCTAAATATTTAATAACAAGGGTTTTCTTTTGCCAACTCCCAAACCTCATTAAATTTTTGCTCGTGCCGTTTTGCATACTCGTCAAAAAATTGCTGATCTGTACACGGTGCAAACTCTCCGTGTATTTGCTCTCTTAAATCGTCATCCATAAAAGATACCGCCAAATCATAATCAATGTTTACTCCATACTCGTTTACTACTGTTTTTCTCATTTTTGCCACCTTTTAACCTTTCATTTTTAACAATATGTACTGTATCTTTTCCGCCTGTCCTGTAATCGGTTCCAACGCTCGTCCTCTAATTGTTTCTTTTTCTGTACCAAATTTCTGTGGTATTCCGGATCCAGTGACCGCAGACTGCACGCCCTGATAAATATTTTTTGCAACAACGTTTTGTCTGCGAATTTCTGCCGATCCGCTATCAGTTGTGCAGCATCTGTGTAGCTTTCCACCTCTGGGATAACTTTGGATTTTAACTCTTCCCACGCTTGCCGCTCGAATTTGTCTTTTATCTGCGGTTCATACCACGGGAAAAACGCTCTACAAGTCGATACGATCCGGGCGGCTTTCTTTGCTGTGATCTGCTCTGGTGTTCCTGTCATTTTGTTCGCTCCTTTCGTTTGTTTGTATCTTGATTATATATCATGTTATATAACATGTCAATAGTTTATTGGAATTATTTATTGATATTTTTCAAAAATTCCTCAGCGTCAACAACTTGCGGTTGTTCCAATGCTTTCCGCTCTGCTCTCCTCTGCTCCTGGAGTTGGTGCAATCTTTCGTTTGCTTGCATCAGTGCGACTTTCTCGGATACCTCTGTACGCTCTGTATTTGCCTTTTCTGCGGTCTTTTCCGTCTCTTGCGGTAAATTGTCCGTCTTGCGCTCTAAAGCGTCTAAATAAGCCAATACAGCCGATACAGCTATATCATTAATAGATATGTTGTTTTTGTCTGCTCTGTCACGTGTGCCTTTTGGCAATCTGATTTGCGCAAGGTCGTATTTGCTCCGGTAATTGCTTACTGCTTTTTTGGTGTATTCTGGTGTTTTTGCCATTTTTTTATACCTCCGTAAATTTATCTTTATCATATTATATATCATATTATATATGTTTGCAATATATTTTTTTATATTACATAATATATAACTTTATATATAAAATTTATATAATTTGCTATTGACTTATGATATATA